CCAACTGATGCATTACCACTAGCATCTAAAAACACTGATTTTGATGCAGGTATTGTACAAAATATTGTCTTTGTACCAGCACTAAAGTTAACTGCACTATCACTATTAGAACTACTTATAGGTGTTCTAGCTAAAGTGCTAGAATCACTACTTAATGTACCTAAACCAACTTCAAATTCTGACGTACCAGGCAAAACTATGGCATAATATGTTGTGTTATTATTACCAATACCTGAAGCAAAAGTCTCAAATCCAGTAACTGCACCAGCTAATGTAAGTGTACCAGTGCCTGTTGTGGTTGTAGTCTCTTTTACTCTATCGTTTAATACTAATGCCATTATTTAAGCTCTATTGTTAAGTTACCTGCATTGATTCTAAATATATCACCACTTGCTATTGCTTTACTTGCATCTAATGCTCCTATGAATAATACGTTACCACCAGATCCTACAACGTCAGGAGTGGCAGTTAAATGAGTTATTATAAAGACATGTGTGATTGTATTATTAGTTCCACCAGATGCTGGAAATTCTATATTATTTTCATTTGTACAACTTTGTGTATCAGCAGATTCTGCTGTCAATGTCCATCCACCAGTAGCAGGAGATCCTGATGCAGTTGGTGTAACTTGTTGTCTTGCATAGTTTGTAAAAGTAGCCTCTGTTATTGTAGGATCGCCAGACTCACCAGTTGAATCATTAAAGTTGGACACTGCTGTTGCCAATCCAACGTATATATTATCTCCAGGTGAACTAAATGATGCTGCGTTGTTTTTAAAAATAAGACTTAAAAGTCTATTTTCTAAGAATGTGGTTGCTGCATTTGATGTTGCCATTTTCTACTCCTATGTCCTTTGTGCCCTTGGTAGTCCCTGTCTATAAGCATCTTCGTTCTCTCTTGCTTCAGCTAAATCCTTAAGTCTTTGTAAATAAAAAACATAATTTTTTTCATATTGTGCGATTACATCTGGCTCACCTTTCATATAATAGTAAGCCTCTATTAATGATCCGTAAAGTAAAGCAAATGGTGCATTTGTACTAAGCCATGTTGTACCACTATCTGCACCAGCAGTTAAACTTGCAGGCCTATAATAATAATGTAATTCAAGTGTGTAATTAGAATTTGGTGTTGGTGCTACAATAAAATTGTCTGAATCAAACCTAGCGTAATATTTTGGCAGTCCTGTTGTTGAGGATGCTGGTGTATATTCTCTTAAATAATTTACATCTTTTTGAAGTAGAAAGCTTTCTGAGCCAGAAGTGGTTATTTGCAAAGAAAATGACGCAAGGTAATCATTAGGCACCGTTAAAAACTGGTCTGATGATGTAAACGCACTTGTTACATTTTTTCTAAAAATATCTAAATCAACACCTTTAAATATTTTTTCTTCTGCTGCCTTAATAAAGTTAGGAAGATTTGTTACGAAACTAGTTTCACTATTATCTGCGTAATCTTGTATCGCTGTTTTCAATGTTGCAAGTGTAAAGCTCATTAGTTTGTAATTGATGTTGGTCCCGCACTTGCAAGTCCTCCACCACCTTTCTGAGTTATTGTTGCGGTTACTCCTGAAGGAAACGAATAATTGTTCGTATCTATATTTGTTATTGTAAATCCAGAAGCAGAGTTTATCGTTGTTGCAGCTATACCTCCAACACTAATTGCATCTCTAAATCTAACTGTATCGCTTGTTGATCTGCCGTGATTTGGCTCATTAACAGTTACTGTTGCAGAACTAGCAGTTGTTGAAAATGCGTTTAGTGGTAATAAGTTAGGGACTGCTGTTTCCGTTCTATCTGGTCTTGCGTCTCTTATCGCTTCATTATCAGCCCTTACATTTGCAGGCTCTAATTGTGGGTGCTTTTCTTCGTACTCATCTTTACCAACGATAGACCCATTCCATTCTTTACGAGTGTCTTTGATTTTATATCTAAAACCAGACCTATCAGATATTCTGTAAGCATATTTTCCACTAGCAAAAGCCATCAACCCACCTTATAGTAATCTAACTTTGGTACTACGTTAAACGCTGATCTATCTCTATCTTCTGCCATAGCTCTTTCAAACTCTTCTTCATATACAGTTTTAAGTAATTGTATTCTGTCAGGTGCTCTTTTCATAGCTATGTAATAAGCTAAACCAGCAGTTAAACACGGAAAAAATCTAAATGGTATTTCCATTGTATTAACTTGTGCATCAGCATCTTGTATTCGTGTTAAAGCGTCATAAACAATAACATCTGTGCTGTTTTCAGGTGTAGGAAATAACTTTAAATTAGGCGTTATTTGTCTATCTAAAAAATACTGCGTTGGTCTACCAGTTGATGTTTTGTTTGGTAGATTTAAAAAAGAATCACGACTAATTCTTGTCATAGTAAAGTCTGTGCCACTCCGCCTTACAACTAAAGATAGTATGTCGATCAAGTCCGTACCCAAACTATATTCTGAATCACTTGCAGTTAAAGCTTGTGTTCTTTGCTCTATAGTCCATTGATTAAGGCCACGATTTGCCCACTCCGCAAGCATTATATTCATAGAACGCCTGGCAGTCTGCAAATCGTAACCAGTTTTAGCCTCTAAGCCACATCTCTCAAAAGCTTCTTCAATGTACTCAGCGACATCTAACTCAAAATTTGTAGAGCTTGATGTTGCCATTAGGCTTTACCACCTTTTTTCATCTTCTTGGCCATGCCACCGCCACGCATTTTTTTCATAGCCATGCCACCACCTCTCATTTTTTTAGGTTTTGCTTCGCCACCCATCATCATTTTTGCGGCTTTTTTAAGATCGTTACTCATAGCCATCATTTTTCTTGGACTCATTGCCATTTTAGTCTCCTATAGTAGTTTTCACGTTGCTCATAGATGTCTTCAACATTGTACTTATTATAATAATTATCATAATATCCAAGTTTCTTCAATTTATTTGCACTTTCTTGAAGTTTACTTAGTCTTTGCACAAATATCAAAGAATATTCCTCACTAACAACTTCTTCAAATGAACCATCATCTATAAGCTCATTTACGTCATCATCAGGGTGGAATCCCATTAACCAAATATCTTTTTGGTCAAATTTATTTTCATGTATTAAGTGATTTAAGTTAGAAAGATTATTGTGAAAAACATCATTTTTTTCATAACATAAATCAATTACAATTATTAAATCTTTAGAATCATGGAACTTATTAATTAAAGTATAAATAATTTCGTAATTTTTGTTTGTTTTTAAAGCAAAGCCAACTTTATTATTATTCCATGCTGCTTTTGCATAAGGACATGATGGAAGATTGTTATAATTTTCATTAGGTATTTCTAAAGCGTGTTTAGACCAAGCTTTAATCTCATTACAAATTTTTTGCTCTAAGCTCATTTTTTCTTTCTACGCCTCACTGCTTGAACTCTTCTTGGCTTACCTGCTGGTTGACCTAATCTTTTTTTCTGTGCAATACGCTTTCTTTTTTCAGAAGCAGACATTTCTGATGCAGTTTTTGGTGTTTTTGATGAAATACGTTTAGTTGGCCTACAGTAAGGTGTGCCTCTTTTTTCTCCTTTTTGTCTACCACACTTTTTACCAGTTCTTTGATCTTTCCAATCCTCTTTGAACCATCTCTTGAGTGCTAAACCAGCTTTTGTTTTACGAACAGCCATTATCTAAACTTTGTAATCTTTCTTCGATTGCTCATAACAACACCACAACCTCTTGCAATGTTTGGATTTTTTGATGGTCGTTTTACTTTACCTTTTGATACATTACCACCATTAGACATAGTTATAACACCACCTTCTGCTTTTTTCTTAGCTTTCTTTTTTTTACCACCAGTGCCATAGTTTGCTGCTCCTACCTTTCGGCATTTAGCGATGGCTCCTGAGGCATAAGCTGATGGAAAAACTCTGTAACGAGCTTTTACTTTATGATAACAAGCGTCTTTAGGCATAATATCTTCCTTTCAATACTTTCCAACAGTTACACCAATATTTTCGCTTCATGCACTGTGGACAATCTTTTAATGGTTCACCTTTTGCTCTTAGAACTTCTCCTTTTTTTAGCGGCACAATGTGCTTTTTCAGAAAATCCTTTAGGTCTTCTGCAATTGATTTTCCTTTTCCTAGCATTGCTCCACTTCCTTTTTTGTGGTGGCTTTGAGATTTGCCTGGACATTTGTGATCTGCCCATAACCATCAGAAAAACTTCTCAAGAACTGCCACCCCTATTATAACTCCATAGATACCCCATAAGCGAGTATCAAGTTTGTTTAGTTTGTTGTTAATACCATCAAATCTAGCATTACATACTGATTCATGTTTTTCCAACATTTTTAATAATTCTTTACTTGTCATCTAACACTTCCATCTTCTTCTTGCTTGTCTTAAACGACTGTTAGGATTTTTAGCCGCTTTAGGAAACTTTTTCATTTGACCTGCTGATCTTGCACAAAATGATTTACGTCTTTTTGCTGCTTTACTACCAGGCTTAACTTTACCTGTTACAGCAGTTTTTAACTTACTGCCTGGATTATCTCTTCTATAACGAGCAACACCCGCCTTTGTCATTCCCGCCCCTTTTTTGGTGGGGCGGAAATATTTTTTTGTTTTCGGCGGTTGCTTGTCAGGCTTCCTTGCCATTAGTCATAGCTCTTTCTGACTTGCATAATAATTGTGTAACTATCTGCTGATGAATGACCAACTGTAGTAAACATAATATCACCAGTAACACCAGAGCTTGCTGGATTTGTTAATCCACCAAATGATGTGTAATCGTGATGTCCACTTTGGTTTTCACCCAACTCAATACAAAAGTCGTCTGTTGAAGCATCAAACAAAACTTTAACTTTCATACCATTACACTGCCACCAAATTTTTTCTATGGTTGCTCTACTACAAGCTTCTCCTCTAACATTTGTTGCTAAAGCAGAAACATCAACTTTTTTTACTGCACTTTCACCTGATCCATCAGAGATGTTGGTAAACTTAAAGACAGCAGTTTGATGCCCGTCAACCAAAGTTTGCGAAGTAACTGCGTCTGCCATATAAAACTCCTATTATTGATCAGCAAAAGCAGGTGCTGTTGTTGATGTAACATTTCCAAAAATTTGATAATTAGTTGTGTCTATACCCATGATAGTTACATCAAAACCAGCAGGAACATTAAGTTGTATACTACTGTTTGAATTACCATCAGAAAATACAGAACTTACTTCATTACCATCAGTGTCTAAAAATGTTACTCCACCGATGTAAAAATTTGTGTTACCAGGTGTTACAATTAAAGCATCAGTAGCGTCAGCAGCCCCACCAGCGTAAACAAATCTGAACATAGATCCAGCTATTGGTGCAGGCAATGTGTAAGTATTATCTTGGCCTCCATCAGGAACAAGCAAAACTCTACCACTATGTGTTGCATTTGTTAAAGTTACGTCACCATCAGACAAACTTACTGGTGCTGCACCAAGAGTTGTTATCTCTGTTATTGCTCCAGTTGATGAATTTTTACTGATAGTTTTAATTGTGCTTTCAGATCTAATAGGACCTGAGAATGTTGTATTAGCCATGTATATCTCCTTGTCTTGGCTGTTGTCGAACTTAATTGTTCGTCAAGGTAATTTAACTATACACAAAAAAAAGGGGTCTGAAAAGACCCCTTATAAAATATGTAAATATTTTTATGCGGCTCCTGGAGAACCAAAGACACATCTTGGATCTGAAAAACCAAAGGCATAACGCTCTCTAGCTTTATATCTCATGTTACCTGTGTCAAAGTCAGCTTCCATGCTTGTGCTCAATGGTATTCTTTCGAAATATTTGAAACCATTAGGAGCATCTGTCTTTAAGAAAAACGCATCTGTATCAGTTAAGAAATGATTGATGGTATAACCATCTGGTATCATTCCTCTGTTTTTAATAGCGTTTAAATCATTATCAGATGTACCAACTCTTAGAGTTGACTCAAGCAGTCTGTCTGCAACAAATTGCAATGCAGGTGGAACAATTAACTTCATTCCTCTTAATGCAACAATCATGTTTCTTTCATCAACAAATTGTGAAATGTCAATCAAAGCATTTTCTAATGATGTTTCATTTAGATCTGCCGCAGTTGATGGTTCATTTCTAAATGTACCACCACCACCTAATGGATGGTCTGTTGCACAAAGCTCTTTGCCATCACCACCTGCAAAACTTGAATCAAACGCATTGTTTAACACAGCAGCAGCTTTGACTTGCTTTGTGTGAGACATTGATCTTGCTAACGCTCTTGTATATCTTGCTCCAAGTTGATCATACAAATTGTCTTCCATTGCCTCTTCTGTCAATGCAAAAGCTAATGCAATGGTTTCCATTGTATATCTTGAAGTGTAGACTTCGTTTGCTTGATCAAACTGTACTCCAGCACCTTCTGACTTTGTTGAAGCATTACCAAATCCACTTAACATGACCTCTTCTTCAAATGCTCTATCTGAAGATTCAGTTTCAAAGATTTCAGTATGCTCTTGATCATAACGATCATATTCCATGCCGAATAAAGCGTTAAGACCAGGTTCTAGTTCTTTAACTAGTTGTGCTCGTGATATAGCCATAATCTAATCTCCCTTACGCTAATCCAGCAGACTTCTGTCCAAAGATGTGGTTTTGAATCACAACATAGACGTTAGTCGCATCTGATGAAACATCGTTATTTTCTGGATCTTGAGATATATCAATTGCTTTAACTGATAAGTTTTGCGTGGTTGCACCATCGCTAACATTTAACTCAGCACCAGAAATACCTGTTACAGTAGACCCTGCACTTGTATAAACAATGTCAAAGTTACCAAATAAATCTGCAATTGGAAATGCAGCATTACATTGAATTTCAAAGATAACATTTGGGTCATCTATAATGAAAGCCTCAATGTCTGAAGCATTTGTACTTGCAGGATAAAAGTTTGAAAAAGTTTCCTTTTTCGTGGTTGGGTCGGTGAACCTACAACCATTGAACACTCCAACTATTGGCACAGTACCACCATCAGCGTGTACTTCTACACCACCTCCAGTAACTTGAGCAACCATGTCGCCCTGAAAAATACTTGTCCCGTAATTGGCAGCAATTCTATATCGGCTTTGACCCCCAGTCCAAGGTGCACCACCTATCATTCTGACTGGTCTCATACCGAAAGCAGCATCTTGATTTGCCATTTTACTCTCCTAAGTAAGAATTTTATTAACTTTGTCTCTTGCCACCACCAAAGTGTACTTGAGACTTTCTTTCCTTTGATATTGGCATTGCGGGGTTTGACTCTTTCATTAAATCCCTATCAACAGCCTCCATCTGGGTATCTGTCTTATTCCTAAAGTAAGCATTTCTTTCTTCTACTATTTCTTCAGGAATCCGTGCTAATAAAAGTCCTCCTTGACCAATTACTCCAGCATTTTTGCCTTCATCAATCACGGGAAATTCTGCATCTGGATAGTCCTCTGCACGCACAAGTTCATATCCCTCTCTTTGCCGCTTATGAACATTAGCTTTATCATCATAGTCCATAACTCGTTCTCTAATCCACCTATGCTTATAACCTATAGGTGCTGGTGGAGCATCTAATTGATTTGGCGGTGTCCAACCTTTTTTTCTTTCCTGTTTTTCACGAGTTGCAGACTCTCGACTGGTTCTATCCACCATATTAAGCTCCTTTCCTGGTTTCGATTTTAGATACCTCTTTTGCATATTGCTCTAAAGGTATTCTCATTTTTTTAGCAAATGCAACCTGTCCAGGGGTAAGTTCAATTTGCTTTTTCCGCCCACTAGTAACGGCTTTGCCGTTTGCAGGTGCGACAGTTTGGGCGACTTTTCTGTCACTCTGAAATTTTTGCGGAAACTCAACTCTAAGTCTTTTATCTATTTCATTGTAATAGTCGTCTGTTGATGGGTCAAAACCCTCACCTACTACTATTTCATGTAAAGCTTGAGCACCTCTAGTCATAACCATATCTTTAGCGAACCAAGTATTTTTATCTAACCATGACTGTAATTTTGGATCTATTTCTTGATTTTGCGGGGCCTGCCTCTGCGAATTTTGAGGTTGTCCCTCATTTTTTTCAGCTCCTGCATTTTCGGTTCTAAGTTTTTGTAGTCTGAGTCTCTCATCCTCAATAGCGAGTTTACCCATGAGCTTAGTTGCCTCAGACATTTTTTCAGCATCTCCAGCATCAAAAGCCTCCTTATAAAGTTTTTTTGCTTGTTCAGATTGTGCTTCAATTCTGTTACCAAACTCAGAAGTATATCCAGTATTAAGTTGTTCAAGCTTTTTTTGAAGTTCTTCATTTTGTTTTTTCTGTTCTTCAGCATATCTATAAGCAGCATCAGCTTCTTCTAAAGCTTGTTTTCTTTTAGCTGTAAGTTGATTTATACGCTTTTGAACATTTTCAGAATACTCATCAAGCTCATCATCAGATTCAGTGCGAACATTTGTTCGCTCTTCTTCTTTTTCAACAACTGGTTTAGTATCTATATTTTTTTGATCGCTGTCTTCAATATCAACAAAGACATTTTCCTCGACAGGATTTTCTTCTTTAATTTGCTCTTGTGTGTTTTCCATCATGCTCTCCATTATACATACGAAATATCTGTTGGATCAAGTATTTTCGCAATAATATTATCATCATTTATGAGTCTTAACTCAAGACCCTCCACTTTGAACCTATTTCCAGCATATCTACCCATAAGTACCCATTCTTTCTCAGAACAATAGGGTCCATTTGGGAATTTATCAGAATCTAAATATGCGTCAGGACCCAACTTAACTACATAAGCAACTACTGTTGCAAAGTTTTCACGTTCTCTTGTAGCGTCAGGTATATATACACCGCCCTTAGTTTTCTCTTTTGGATAATAAGGTATTACCAAAAGTCTATAACCAGTGGGTTGTGGTAATCGGTCTAAAGTAGATGAATCTAATTTTGAAGGATCGTTTTCATTTTTATTAGGTTCTTCTTTGAATGCTTTAGTTATTGGAGAGGGTGTTGGATTTATATTTTTTTGTGCCAAAATCCTGTTGGGCACAAATAGTTTTTTAGTCATCTTCAATGCCTTTCATCGAGGTTCTTATTTCTTCTATTACCCAAGTCATGCCTCGTATCTGACCTGTAATAAACCGATAGTCCTCAATTGAGTCTATCGAACCATCTGCTAAAGACTGTGTTAATTCTTCTTGTCTTTTGCGAATGTTCTTTAATAAATGCTCGGCTAATTTAATTCCATCCATTTTATAAATCTTCTTCTTGATACAAATTGGCACACATAGGACATTTATATTCTTTGAATTTATACATTCCTACAGTCGGTATTGGTTCTTCATGCACTATTTCTTTCATGGCAATTTTATGAATCCAACAAATTTTTATTTCTTTTTCTTCCAAAGCTTAGGTTTTCCCTCATGATCTAACATACTGTTCATTGCAAGTATCCATAGTTGATCATATGTCATTTTGTTAATCCTTTTTGCTTCTCGTATGTCCGCAATCCACCAATTCCTAACATGCCACCAAGAACAGTTAAAAGTGTACCCATATCAAAATCAGGTAGTTCTGGTAATTCTACACCACCAATGGCACAACCAAATATAATTAAATCTTTTAGGATAAAGTGATATAAAAAAGCAATCGCACATGTCCAGCCAACAGCGGGTCGCCAGCCGCCCTTAAATATAGAGCCACTTGCTGCTTCTGCTTTATTTATTTCTAGTTGAGCGAGTAAAGCCTCCTGAGCGTGTTTTTCAGACATGGTGGCTATTTCGTGGGCGAGCTTTGCCTTCTGATCTGCGTCTGGAATAAATTTATCTAGAAGTCCTGTAACAGGACCTATAAGTGCTTGTAACATTGCTACCTCCTAATAAACCTTAACTTTCTTATCATCAAGACTTGGTATGAGTTTACACATACATTCGTAATTTTCAACATTTATCGGTACTTCTATTTTTTGATTGCTCAATCTTTCAGAATAATATAGGCAATCATTTATGTTTTTGAAGTATATCCCACCATTAAAATTATTATTTAAATAGCACATGAGCATAAACACTGTCATTTTTTTCTAGCACGTTTTAAAGATTCTTTCGCAGATTTAGCTATTCTTACAACCTCTGCTTTTTTCATTACCTTTGCTCTTTGCTCCATGACTGTAAGTATTTGTATCTTTCTCGCATAAGGCTTATTGATTTTTTTAACTTTTGTAACTGTGGCTCTTGCGTCTGCTGGTGTTGCAAATTTGATCCTGACTGTGTCTTTAGGATTTTCATCTGTGTATAAGCGTCTTCCTGAGCCTTTTGGTTTTTTACCAGTTCCAATTTTAGGATCTTTTTTTGTTTTTGCCATTTAAAACACTCTTTAATGATTTAGCTTGTTTTTTATGTAAGGCACTTGCCTTTTTCAAACCTTTAATAACTTTTTTTATTTTACTTTTTTTCTTTGGTGCTATTGCCATAATTGTCTCCCTTGTGTTCATGACCCATCCAGATGCCGAAAACGCCTGTCATAACGCCCATGACAACTGATACGAAAGCGGATTGACTAGCAGTTGGTGAATCGAGTTGCATGAACCATTCTGCACATCTCCAGCTCATAGCTGTAGATATTAACATCATAAATCTTGGAAGGATCTTCCATTTTAAAAAAGTCTCTACATTCATTGCATTAGTAGCTCATTCAAACCAAAGCCCTCCAGTAATATTAAAGTAAAAAATAACAATAAAATACCACCTGCTATTAGTTTACCACTAAAATTAGTTGAGCCAATTTTTATTGCAACAAATTCGTTACTTAATATTCTTAGAGATAGCTCAAAACTATTCTCATCAATTTTTAAATTTATTGGTTTTTTCTTTTCTTCTGTCATTTTTTTCCTATGCTCCTTAAACTCTCCATGACCTTATCAATATCTGGTTCTTCACCATTTGGATCATACAAGCATTTATATTTTTTAGGACACCAGGTTTCGATCATCATTGTAAAAGTTTTATTTCCCCCTTGATATATACATGCTTTTTTATTTGTAAACTTTGATGTAATTCTTTTCTTTAACCTACACGTTGTGTACTTTTTTTTTTAATTTTACCCTGCCATATCTTTTGTTGCAAAGTGTAATCTCTTGGAATAAATTTATAATCTCCTTTTGCACGTTTGACCCAAATACTTGCTATTAAAACTGCAAACGATCCTATTATAAGTGCACAAACAAGCCAACCTATTGCTTCGCCTATCTGTCTTCTTAGTTGTTGTTGCTTATAAACAGTTTCTTGTCGTTGTTTTCTAATCTGACCTTCCATAGCCAAAAGATCATTGTAAGCTTGTGGACCATAAGTCATATTCAAAAACATCTTGAGTTCGTACCTTTGTTCCTCAAGTTTCTTTTTGGCTGCATAAGCAGCGAGAGCTGCTTCTTCAATTGATCCAGCTTTAAACAACTTACCAAACAGGGGAGGATTTTTCGCTTGTTTCTCAGCATTGTCAACATCGGATACAGCTCCCATCCATCTGCCGATATCACCAGACATTTGTTCAATATCACGCCCTACTGCGAATCCTTTTTTGATTGCGTCAAATGCCTTTGACGCTACGCCAACGGCTAGTGATATAGTTGCTGGATCTATCACACAACTCCATTAAAATATGCCCTGAAACCTTTGTGGTTTGGCTATAGGTGAAAACTTCTTAATCATGCCACCACTACTCTTTTTTTGTGGCTTTTTTACTTTTCTTTTTTGGCTTGTTGATTTTGGCTTTGATTTCCCCGCTTTCGACAACGCTATCGCTATCGCTTGTTTCTGCGGATATTTCTCCTTCTTCAACTTGCGAATGTTCTTGCTGATTGTTTTCTGGCTTGATCCTTTCTTCAACGGCATCTACAACTCCTTCTTTTGCAAGTCTTCTTTGTCTTTTCTTTTGTTTTTCAACTTCCCAAATTTTTTCTCTTATTGAACTAACCATAATTTATCCTTTCATAGCTTTCATTGCAGCAATATCTCTGGTTGTTTGATCTCTTTGATTAGCTAAATCTTCTTGTTGATCTAGTCTTTGCTGGTCAAGTAACACATCATTTCTTTCTTTTTCTTTATCAAATGTTTGCTTTTGATCAAATTGATCTTGCTTTTGTGCTATTTCTTGACCTCTTAATGCTAATTCTTGCTTTCTAATTGTTACAAGCGGATCCTCATTTGGTGGCGGTGTTAACGCTTGTGCATATTGTTCTTGTATTTCAGATGCTAACTCTGCACTGCGTGACGCTACTTGATCTTGCATTGCCTTCATAGCATTTGGATCTTGCTGCATAATCATTTGTTGTTCTGGTGGTATTGTTGCCATAACCTCTTGTTGTGCTTGTAAATCAGCCATTAAAGCTATGTGCTCAGATATATGCCCCTGTAGTGTCATAAGTATAGCAGCATTAGCTTGTGCAACAGGTGTGCTCATCATAGCTAAGTGTGCAGTTATATGAGCTTGATGATTTTGCTCTGGAAAAGCAGTTAACATAGCACCTTTTAAAGCTTCTTGATTTTCTTTGGCAGGATTCATAGGCATAGGTTGAGGAGGTGGTTGCAAAACAGCATCAATATTATTGACACCTAAAGCCTCATACATTTTTCTGTATGCTTGATACATTCCATTGGGACCATGAATATCAGGATTACTTTGTGCTAGTTGCAGTTGTGTTTGTGCCAAAGCAATGCGTTGTGACATAGAAAAAATATTAGGATCAGAAACTGGTAATATATCTATTCTATCATCAAAATCTGTTTGTTTGATCTCAGGCGGTGCTCCAGGTACTTGATATGGATACATAGGTACATCCATAGCAAATATACGAGCTAATAATTTAAACTCTATCTTTTGTGAATAATGCAGACGCTTATGTATCGCAGACATAACTTTTGTGCCACGTTCCATAATAGCCATTGTTGTGCCAACTGGAGCGTTGCCTTGCATCTCACCAACTTTCATGTCAGCCATAGATGCAAAGCGTCTACCAGAGTCTATTAAAGTTCCAAGTAGTGAATACAAGGTTTGAGATGGCTCCTTAAATGGTAATGGCATAATTGCTTGACGCAAATCCATGCCAACCATATCTACATCTCTGAACTCGCCAGGATTTAGCGGAGACTCATCATCTCTAATCCTTGCACCTCTTGCTTTAAATCCTGCAGGCAAGTTAGATAATGTGCCTGCGTCAATTAGTTGTCTAAGTATTGATGTTGATGCTCTTGAAAGTCCACCTATCATATGAGTAAGGCCAAAGCCATAAAAGCCAAGACCAGGTAAGAACTTATAATGAACAAAATAAGGGATCTTCCTACGGAACGGATCACCTTCATTGAAATTCCTTTTGATTGATAATATTTCACCAGATTTCTCCACTATTGTAACGACATAGGGCATTTTTAATCCAGTGGGTTCTCCGTCTTGGCCAATATCTTCAAAGCCAATTAAATCTAAATCTGTGTGAACTTCATATAATGTTAACTCTTCGTTGTAACTAGAACCTTTTTCTACGCCTTGTATGTCATCAATTGTTTCCTTGACCTCATCATAGTTTGATCCTCCGCTATCAGATGAGGGTAAATCTATATCTTTGTAAAACCCCTGCAATTGTAACTTTCTAATCTCATTTTTATCCATACGGACAACATGAGTAATGCGTGTAGATGTTTTAAGGTCTGTTGCATTGTAAGGAACAATTAAATCCTCTGCATGAACAAACTTAGAAACAGCTCTCTGCATTGAAGGGTCAAAGTAAATTTTTTTAAATGCTGAACCTACAATTGGAAGATAAAATAACATTTGATCTAACTCTGGATCATACTCTTCCATTTCATAAGTTATTTGATAATTCATGTAATTTTTAACACGCTCTGCTTGTGCGAGTAACTCTGGGTTTTCTGCCCCCACAATGTGTGTTCTTACAGGTCCACTTGCTGGTAGCATTTCTCTGTATGCTTGTGCTTGAAACTGTGTAACGCTTTCTGCTAATAATGGGTGAACTACGCCAGATGCCCCCTCAAAAGGCTCTGCTCTATCCTCATAGTTCATGCCTAGTAGTTCTAAACCACCTTTGTACTGATCTTCCCAATCTCTTCTTGATGATATGTCTTCATCAATATCTCCAGTTATATCGCTTGATATTACACCTAACTCACTTTCGTCTATGTATTCTGCTAAGTTGGCATTAAATGGCACTGGCATTGATGCTTCAAGTTGCTCTTGCATCTCGCCTATAATTGCAGATCCGTCTTCTAACTCTGTTACGCCAGGTGTTATTTCAGTCTCAGAAACAGATACTTGAACACCTTGAGGTAAATCTACGTTTTCAATACCATTTACTTTTTCAATAGCCATGATTATCTAATGGAAAAACCACCACCTTTAATTGCAGCACCTCTACCACGGCACATCATTTTACTTTTAACAGAGCCACCTTCTCCAAATTTTTTTGCTAAAGTAGGATTCATCTTTTCTTGCACTGCCTCTGGCAACTTAGAAAAACCTTTAAATTTTGCAGGAACAGGACCACCTTCTTCCATTTTCTTAGCTTTTTTCATAGCTTCTTCGTTAGCTTTAGCCACTGCCTTACTAAAATCTTCGTTAATTATAACAGTCTTATCAGCTCTAAATTGATCTTTTTTGGGCCTCATCTTTGGCTTTGGCACGTTACCGCCCTCTTTCATCTCTTTAGCCTTAACTTTTTCAATTGCTTCCATAAGTCCACCATCTTTTGCCATAGTTATTGTCTCCTTCTGAATACTCAAAGCACTTCCAGGCTTTGGTGTAATATCAAAAGTCTGTGGCTTTGCTTTAACTCTACTTGTTTTTGCCATTTTTTTCAAATTTTTTGTTAAGGCTGCATCTTTCTTTTTCTGCATATCAACTGTCTTGATACCAGTTTTACCCTTACCAAAATCAGAAACCATCTTAGACAAACCCTTTAATGGATCTACCTTACCACCTGTTTTAAGAAGTTTTAACTGTTTCATTTTAGTGGTATCGATGACTTTTATCTTTGGAGTTTCTTTTTGTTTCATTGGTGGCATTCTCTTTCCAAAAAATTTGCCAGGAACTGGTTGCCCTCGTTCTTCTAACTCTCTGTAAGCTCGTCTTCTATCTGCTTCATCTGACATCACTTAGTGCCCTTAAAACTACCGCCTCTACCAGACACAACTCCACCCATGTTCATTTTTTTAGGCTTAGTCATTTTTTTTGCTATTTGAATTTTAATTATTCCTGGTAAATTTCTTATGGGATTTGCAGCCATAGACGCACCTGCTATCCCCTTTTCAGATTTAAGTATATTTTCTGCAAGTCTTTTCATTTTATCTTTCATTAGTAATACTCCATTTTTCTTCTGTAAGCGGGTTCAAACTCCTCATCGTCTGGCGTGGATATAAAACCACCTTGTCTGAATCTTAGTATAGCCTGTGTCATCGAATCTGCCAAGTCATCATGATCACCATGTGGAAAACTCGCACATTCCTCAACAACCTCCTCTGCAAAATTTGCATCTGGTCTCCAAACCATACCACTTTCAAAGACAGGTGCACAAGCATTCATTCTAGCAAACTTATCAGCACCCTTGCTCGGCGTAAAAGGTGTAACTGGCACACCCATACGTCTTAATTCTTGTGTTAATGGTGTACCACTGGCTTTCTGCTCTATCAAAATCATGTCAGGATCATATGCCTCGGACAACTCCATTGCTTTTTGCTTGAGTTCTGGAAAATCCCATCGGCCTTTTTCTGCGTCAAGCAAGATGATTGCGTCCCCTTCTCCATCAACTGGAGTGAAAATACCCCAAGTAGTAATAGCACTATAATCAGAACGCTCATTTTTTGTGAACGCCGTGTCGTAGGATTGTATGACATACGAACAGGCAGGTGGGTTATCAGGATTCCAAACATTCCACCACTCCCTTTTTATTATCGCACCTTCTTCAGCAGTCGGGTTCTGCATATATTGTGCGTTCCATTTACCAACTGGTATAGAAGCCTTTACACCCTCAAGCTCTTCTCTGCTCCAATATTCTGGCCATAATACATTATCAGTATCTGGAAAAATAGCAGGAAACTCCACTACATCCCAGCTATCGGCACCACCTTGTGCTTGTTTTTGCAACACTCTGGCAGTTAAATCTTTAATACCCCAACGTGTCATAACGATAATTATAGAACCGCCTGGTTGCAGTCTTTGTCTTGGACCTGATGTATACCAATCATAAATACTGTCCAAAGCCGTTGGACTTAAAGCATCTTGCTCAGATACTGGATCATCAATGATAAGTAAATCCGCACCTCGACCAGCTAAAGCACCGCCTACACCAACTGCGTAATACTCACCACCTTTGTTCGTTGACCATCTACCAGATGCTTTTGCGTCTGCAGCTAACTTTACATCTGGAAATATATCTCTGAAATCATCACTATCAATGAGGTTCTTTACCTTACGACCAAAACCAACTGCCAATTCTGCCGTATGTGTCGCTTGTATTATTTTTAAATCAGGGCGTTTGCCCATAAGCCAGGAAGGAAATAAATAACTCGCAAACTCAGATTTTGTGTGTCTTGGTGGCATATTAACAATTAATCGCTTAATTTTACCATCAGCTACTTGCTGTAATTTATCTGCATATATTTTATGATGCCTGCCCTCAATAAAAGAGGGCCATATGCGTTTTACAAAGTCCATATATTTGTCTTGACTAAGCTTCTGCTTTTCAAGCATTGAAAGTCTGTCTAGCATAGGAGCTATCTTTGATAACTCATCATCACTTAAATATTCTGCAAACTCTAGGTTCATGTTCCTGTTGCTAAGAAATCGTCAACCGCTTTAATTAAGCCACCCTCTTTAGCAGAAACGATAGGCTTTGCAGGCACGCCAGTTAATAATTCTATCAACTTATTTAATTCACCACTGTCAAACCCAATAGGTTCAATTTTTGATGTCGCTGGTGCAAAAGGACTTGCAACAACTGTTGGTGTTACAGTTGGAGTGCCTGTTATCGGCTCAACCCCACCAATCACATTTGGTGGCAAGTCATCTTTCTTTTCTTCTTCTTTTTTTAACACTAAAGGTTTTATTACTGGTTCATCTGAATCATCACCTAAATCTAAAGGTGCGTTAAAATCCATACCACTTCTAACTGCACCAGTAACAGGATCTCTTGATCCAGTAATTCTGCCTTGACTATCATAGATCGGATCAAAGTTTCCAGATGCTAAGTCAGATAAAATAAAATCTTTTGCCTTCTCTTCTGCAAAATTTAAGCCTGCAGTTAAAAAACTCGGAACCATACTCATTATACCACCACTAAATTGTGTAGGCCTTTTGTCGAGTTGTTGAAGTTGAGAAGCTAAATCTCTGTTTTGAAACACACCTAGAGTGTCCTCTCGTGGATCATCAGAAAATATATCTGATCCACTTGTTAATGCGTCTGCAAATTCTTGTGATAACCCCATGTTCTCATCAAAACTGTCAGATGTATCTTCTTGACCATCATCACTACTTCCAAAATCCTCAGATGGACCAAAGGCATCTTCGAAACCAGAATAATCGACATCTCCACCATTTGCAAATCCTTCTGGTCTTCTGAATACTTGACCACCATTTTTAAACAATACTTTTCTACTAGACCCAACTGGCGTTCCATCTTCAAAAAAGAAACCTTCATCTGTGTCTAGTTCTGGTCTTCTGAATAATTGTATATCACCACCTGGACCATCAGATCGATTTACAGTGTCTATCTTATCAATTGGCGGGTCTCTAAAAAAATTTAAAATATTTATAGGTTCTAAACTAGGTGGTCTTTTTGCAAGAGCTGCATCTATCGCAGCTTGCTCTGCTGGAGATTTTTGGTCTCTTTGCTGACTTCTTCTCATTGCATCTTCGTAGGTGTAATTATAATCTGCTATTGAATCACCAAATCCAAGGTCATCAATTAGTTTGGCAGGTTCAGTCATTTTCTGTAGTCCCTCAAAAGGATTACTAGGTGTAAATATAGGCATCTCACCTAAACCTGGTCTCGTATTGGTCATAGGTGGTTTTAAATTTTGTGTTGGTGGTAATGATACGCTTGGCGAAGAAGTAAGTTGTGGCGGAGCTGGAGTTGATGCTAAACCACCCCCACCTGTGCCTGATCCAGAACCATTTAAATTAAATCTCTGCTTTGCCATTTGCTCTATTTCTTCAATAAATGGTTGAACTTGAGTATCATCAATCCTTTTTGATAAAAAATCTCCGTAACTCGCTAATGGACTACCTGCAAAACCACCTTCTTGCATCATCTGCACTGGTGGATCGAAAATGTCAATGTCAGACATTGTGGGTGCCAAGGTCGGGGTTACGGCACCCACAGAAGGTGCCATACTCGGAGGATTGAGCGAGGTTGCACCATTCATATTCTTCAAAAACGTACTGAAATTACCACGACTAGTGGCCGTTGTGTCTAATTTTACTTGTGGTGGCTGTGCTGGTGCGGCTGGGGTCGGCATAAAACCGCCCATAGGTCCATTTGCCATCAAAAATCTCCAAATTTAACGTCTTTTGGAGATAGTAACTTACTAAGTGGCTTTTTGCAATAACATTGTCATCTCTCTATTGCTCTGATCTAACAATCTCGTTACCCAAACCTCGTCTTGACGCTTTTCAGCTTCGCTTATCGTGTGCTCTATAGCGTTGCAAAGCTTCCAAATACGTTGCTCTTCATGTTTTGTGAGTGGATTTTTGTCATTGTCAAAAGATTTTATCTCTTTTGTCGCTTTTTCAGACTTTTTTGTGTCAGTGTGATACAAAACTGCAAATTTTACCGCCTTTGGTATGCGATTTTGACCAGATTCATAACATCTATAGCCCCTTTCGCTCAATCCTAACGTCTTTGCAAAGTCTATTTGGCTTAATCTTAGCTCATTTCGGTGTTTTTTTAATATTTCACCATTCCAATCGCTATAACTCGTATCGCTTTTCTTCATTCTACCCTCTTTAGTAGTTTGTTTTGAATTAAATCCTCAACCAACTCCTCATCAGTACCATATCTCATGTATTTGCCACTCCAATCACACGCTATTTCAGCAAAACCTTTGCGAAAATCATCGTGAGTTTTGTAATAAGCCTCTGAATCTGCATACAATTGCTGCACAATCTCTTTTGGAGTGCCCTGGTATACATTATCGGACATTGGTTCTAAAATATATTTAATCATATTAAGTTTATAGGCTTTGATTGCCGAAAGGTCAAGAAATTTTTTTATAAAATTTTTTTGCCCAGCGTATTTCAAAAACCTGGGGGCCGTTTGAGGGAAACTCGGCAAAAAGGTATTACCGCCGACAATATATAAAAAAGGGTGGGTATATACCCTATACCCACCCGATTATATCGGTACCGAATTAATCCGATACCGAATTTATTTTTATGATAATGCTACAATTCTTTGATCAAAATAGTTAGCTAGATCTTGACTAATATTTTCATAAACAAAATCAGCTACGTTATAATCAGTAGTAATGGAACCTAAAGACATTCTTGTTAAAGTTTCTCCATCGTTAATTTTATATCCGCATAAATCATGCTGACCTTGGCTCGATCCATTTTCATAACCATATGAATGTTGGGTTAAACACGTAACCGCTTTTTGTGTTCTGTATTTTCTTTTAATGGTATTAACTGTACGAGCTACTGAACCTCTACAATTAATATCACATTCTAGCATAATCTCTTGAACCGTTGCTCCTTGCGGTCTTGATGCTATTTCATAAAACTTAAATAACTTTGTACGAGGTCTAAAGATATTTGACATTGTAAACTCTTCAACATCACCGCTATTAGTTAGCTTAACTCTATTTTGATAGCTATGATTAAACATACCTAACATTAAATGAGCAAAGTTATTTATCTTATTAAAGTTTAATGTTCCGCTATGTTGCCTAACCTCAATAGTATTTTTTGAGATATAAGTTTTATTAAGATTAACAGAATAAAATTTTGTCAGGTAATTATTCATTCGTCTATCATTAACCGATTCATCACAATATATAGCTTTTTGTAATTGCTCAACATTAGTGCTATTTTTAATAGGATCTAGATAAGCATAACTTATTGGCATACACATTCTATTCATACGTCTAGACTTAGGTAACATAGAAGATATTTTATTTTGATGTTTACAATATCTATAAACAAAATCTTTAATAACCTCAAAGTTAACCATTTCCATATTTTCACATTGAAAGTAAAAATTTCTATGTTGTTTAAATCTCTCAATTGATTGTTCAAAAAAATCTTTTTGAGAAATATTAATAGGTCTTAAACCTATATGAATATGATGTCCGCATGATTGTTTAACTTTACAACCTAAAGTTTCATCTAAATAATTATAAAATTCTTTTAGAAATTTTTCCGTATATGGCGAACCTATTTCTAAAGGTGGGAGTTTAATTTCACAGCCAGTTTCTCCTAAATATTCTCGATCTACTTTAGGAGCTAAGAAACTATATTTTTCATGATTAGATAAAATATCGGCCATTTGATGTTCATTATATTTTAAACATTCTATTTCTAGACCCATAGCTAAACGTATACTGTTAACGTCTAATATTTTGTTATGTGTTATTATATCCATTGTTATTTTTCCTTATATTGTTTTAAAATGTATATAGAGTGTCGCATATATAGGTAATGAATGCAAGTTATAATTGTTCGTTTTTGTTGATTTTTAGCGTTTTTTTTACCTATTATGTAAACGATTGAGCTATATAAATTATTCAAAAAATATTAATTTTTTTTAAATTTTCGGCCATTTTGCTGGGTTGTTCGCTTTTTGGATACTGGGCTTCAAGCTGGACTGGATTCCGACCCGAACCCGACTCGAACATTAGCCCCGACAGGCCCGAGCCCGACCCGAACACCGAACAATTGTTCGGTTTTTTTGTGTCCCGCTCAACCTGCCTCCCCGAATTGCGAACAAAAAAAAACTCCAGCAGGTGCTGGAGCCTTTGTAAGTTGTTGGTGAGTTTGTGTTATTCTTTCTCCCACTTGTTAATCTGCTCTAGTAAACCACTCGCACACTCGGAACGACCACGAAACAGATAAACATCTAAATCATCAAAGTCGTTGTAATCATCATAGGTGTACTTGTTGTTTCCTTTGACTTCGCTTCGTAACCACTTTTTAATTTTAGCGATTACTTGATTGGATAGATCATCAGGATTATTTCTCATCTTCTGGCTCCTTCCAAAACACAACGATATCAGCGATATTATCTTTTACTTTATCATAATGCTCAAATTGTTTTTTCAAATTACTTTTATCTACATAGCCCCAATTATCATGGCCAAGCATTTCTTGACACGCTTCATCAAGGGCGTCTGAACAATATCTACTCATTTACTTTCTCCTTTTGTTAAGTTTGTGTATATACAATAGTCAATCATTGCCTGTATGTCAAATAAATAATAATATTTTTTTACGGCCTGTTTGCTGTTTCCTGTTGCTGTTAATGCGAACAATTGTTCGCTTTTACAGATGCAGCAGGTCTGGCCTCCACGCCAGGTACTACAGATGATATTGGCTGCGGGGATGATGGCAGAACATACCGAACAATTGTTCAGAACAGCCCGACCTGAAAGCCCGAAACAGCCTGGTTACATTTGCTGCGTGGGCGTAAAGCGAACAATTGATCGGTTACAGCTTCGCTGCAGGTCTGAGCACTGGGCCAAGCTCAATATAAAGCGAACAATTATTCGTTTTTGTGGAGCAGGATTGGGCACGGGTCAAGTTATAGCGAACAATTATTCGGTTTATTAACCCAGGCAGGTCTGGACCCGAACAAAAAAAAACCCCGAGCCAGTAGCTCGGGGCCTATATTTTGCACGCAAGCCCGAACAATTCGGGGGGTGCAAAACTTTATTTGTTTTCTAACTCATGGATTTTCTTCCTGAGTAGAATTTTAAACCAGCCATCGCCTGGCGTTTTTTTCTTTTTACGTTCCAAGCGTTTAAGCGTTTTCTTTAATTCCTCTAGTTCAGACATTTTAAATATATCTTTCTTTAAGAGCGTATCCGTCACCATAAAGAACGCTAGCTAATGTATAGACCATATGAAAGCCCATATCCATTCCACAACCCCCAACGCCAACGGCGTTGGTTTTGTCTTTATATGCCCACTTAAGGACTTTGGCAACATGATAAGAATAATGATAAATATTATTATCCTTAATAGAATGGCAGCTAATATGCCTATACATACCACTTCTTGAAACTTGCCTAATTACTAAGTAAACAGTTGATCCCTTCGGGAAGTTGTCTTTTAGTAGCTGCGTTGAATACTCAACAGTATTAAATTTTAAATCATCCATAATTAAGACTCCTTTTGTTTTTGTTTGTCCTTATATATATAAGTAATGATTGCCGATAAGTCAACAGCTAATTTCTATTTTTTTTATTTTTTTCAGAACTGGTGAAGCTGGGGCCTCGCTGCCAGAAGCGAACAATTGTTCACGCTGTCTTCAGGCAGCAGGAACAAGTTGAGCAACTGGGTCATCGGCTGCGTGAGCGAACAATTGTTCAAAATGCTCCCAGGCAGCAGGGCCGTGTCTGGTTGGAACTGGTCATTAGCTGCGTAAATGAACAATTGTTCGTAATCCCGAACAACAGCAGGCCCGACACGGCTGATGCAGCGGGGATGACCAGGGCGCAGGGCGAACAATTGTTCAGAACCCGACAGGCTGCGTGACCTGCTGGACCCCGAATCCCGAACAATTATTCACTTTAGGCAGCAGGTGAAGGCCAGGGTATCCCGAAATCGAACAATTATTCGGTCTGGGCAGCAGGTTGAACCAGGCTGGGCAGGAACCCGAAAAGCGAACAATGGCGGTTTTCTGCGGGTTTGGTGGTAGCCCGAAGCCCGAAGGAACCAGGCATCAGCCCGAACCCGAAGTCTGGGAAACCCCGAGCCCGACTGCCCGAGGCACCCCCGCAAGTGTTTTCTGCTAATTTGTGGGTTTTACGCTACTATGTTCTATCGTATTTGGGTCGTTATGGGGTTTGTTCGCTATTTTCATGCGTTTATGGGCAAGTTCCTGAAATTCCTGTAGTTTTGTCAGTATTTGTTCTCTTGTCATAGTGTCTGCCTGTTCATGTAGCACATGGGCCTTATTTACAAGCAATCCTGTAGCCTTTAAGCGTAGTTCTTCAGCCCGAATAGCCTCACCAAACTTCCCGCTCTCCCAAGCCTCGTTACGGATCTTCAGCAGATCCCGCACCGACTTCTCAATCGTTACCCCGAATCGACTCCGAGCTTCTTCCCGCATCTCTTGATAACGCTCTTGGACAACTGGGTTCCGAAGCAGCCTAACTGCATCTACTCCAGGGTTAGCATATCCCGCTGCTCTAGCAGCAGAAGTCTGCGTCATATCTTTATGCATAAAGTTATCAAGAAAAGCTTGTTGTTTATCAGTCAGTCTTTTTTGACCCGCTAATCGTTGTTCTCGTGTTAGATCTTGTCCGACTTTCGGCATAGTTTCTCCTATAGTTTATATGGGGTATGGGGCGGGTTACTTACCGCCCCCCTATACCCCCTTATAGGGGGTAAGTTCGGTAAGTTGGTAAGTACCAATAAAATCAATGACTTAGAGGGCATAAAATACTTACCAAGGCCTTTCGTAACCTCGGTAAGTAAATTAGATATACATATATAAAACAATGACTTACGACTTACCATCAATTTTACTTCCCGTGGTAAGTTCGTAAGTGTAAGTAAATCACTCATAAATAACCAGGACTTTCTCATTATTTGTTCGCTTAAACCAGCTACCTGCGTTGGTGCATTCGTACCCTAGTTTTTTCATAGTTCCCCAAGTTACGACAAAGCAATAATGGCAATCATTAGGTCCAGTTCCAGCTTTCTTAAAGCAATTAAGCTTATGATCAATGTCCATACTATGGACCCGAGTAATACCTTTTTCGGTTGCACAACCAAGGCAAATAGTTTTGTTATTTAAAACCAGCTCTCGGTTACGCAAAATTTTCTCATTACACTCCGTGCAACGAATTAAATTAACCTCAATCATCAGCTACCTACCTTTCTAAATACATCTAATTTATTTTTTTGCATTTGGTCGGCCTCATGCACCGCCCAATTAAGATAGTCAGTATCAAGGCCAAAATCGTCATAACCCTGGGCAATAGTGTTGAAATAATGAGCGGCGGGCAATGCAACACCTTTATTACGCATAACGTAAATCATTACTTTACCATTAACACCTGGAATATCTAAATCGACCCTAATCTTCTTATACAAGTATGGATAGCCCTCGAATCTATCTAGGGCTTTTTCACATTCTTTGGTGATTTTCCATAAGCCAATAGGCACTTGTGCGTCTTTATCCTTAACAATGTCTGCAACACCATTAAAGACAAGCCTAAAGCCCTCAAGCATGAAGCTAATCATGGGTTGGGCTTTGGGGCAACGCACCGCCATATTGTCTTTATTTAGATTGGCACCATAAGCACCATAATACATAACATACTCCTTTCATTTAAAATGTTATTCTGTATTAATAAGCAATCATTACCTATATGTCAAACAATTTATGCAGCTTTTAAACAACTGGCTTGAACATTATAATCATCTGGTCTATCGCCAAATTCATCTCGTAAACGACCAATGACTAATCTTTTACTATTTTTAAGATCTGCCCTGCATTCTTCAATTGTTCGGTATTCAACCTTGCTAATGTGCATCATGCAGTTAGTTACACCACCACTATGTCTTGGACCTTCAATCCAAACAACACAAATAATTAGAAACATTTTAACCATTCGACAAACTTCCTGTAATACCGAACAAACAGGCTCGGCTTTTTGTGAATTGTTGTTTTATGAATGTGCAGTTTTAAATATTTAGTATTCATAATAGTAATCTCCATTATCTAATTTTTCTTCTTGTTTAATTAGATCACTAACATGTTCGTGACCATGTTCGCCAAATTTTTCTTTGACCAGGATCAACGCTTGTTTGTTCGTTTTACCTTCATCAGTTAATAGACTACCGAAATATTCTTCGACTTCAATTAAAAGATTGTTTTGATAAGCAGTCATAATTATTCTCCTTTTGTTTATGTTGCTAGATTAAGATAGGATTATAGGAAATGAGTGCCAAATGTCAAACAAAAAAAAAGACCCAGATTTCTCTGGGCCCTTTTCACAAACATTTTAAAACAAAAGGAATGGTGCAATGAAACACCATTTTCTTTATACTATATATATAGGCCTAGAATGCCTATGTGTCAACCTATATCATCTAAAATAGTTCTGGAAAAGAGATGTGTATGATTTCTTGTTACACGCCCATATTCGATTTCTTTGAGTGCTCTAGGATCATCTTCAAATCTTTCATCGGTCTCTACATCAGGTAAAGGTTTAAAATCTGATTTGTTATTGTGCATGGTAAGTAATTTTGCTTTAACACAAATTTTACAAAGGGTGCCATACTTTCGTTTTGTTTTTATAATAGGTAGCAACTTATCACATTCACAACATCTATCATATTTTTTCATTTATGCACCTGTCCCTAATTATATATTGTCCCTTGCTGTTGAAGCCTCATACTCACCTCGACTCATCGGGCCATCACAAGCACCGAGCCATTTTCTGCCACCGCTTACGCTAAACGAATACTTAGCTATCATACCTTCTTGAATTAGATCTCTTACTAATCCGTCTAATATTCTTTGTGTGCTATTGTTTAAAACTTTAGGAGCATCAGCATCACTTATCATTCTTTGAAGTAAAGCGTCTGCACCTGATTGTTGTGTCATAGCCCTACCTTGATCTTCACAATTAATAATCCAGTTATACAATGCAGTTTTCTTAATCTCTCTATTAGTTCCGCTATGTAATCTTTGAATGTCGTCACTTCTATCAACCAACAAGCCACTGTGCATATCTCTTATAAAATGTCTAATAGCTCTGTTTGCTGGACCATTAGACTTTACAACTGCACCATCAAAGCACCTATTTCTTTGATAATCAATACCTAAATCCTGGCAACGTCTACGACCTGTAGCTTCATCAACTTGCCATAATGCAAAAGCACAACGTACACCATCAACCAATGCTGAAGTACCTCTAATCATGTTTCTCGCTTGTTCAGGTGAGCTAACAACTAAATCTTCTTTAATCTTTGTCATATGATGACACATAATTACAGATGCACCAGTTTCTGTAGCTATTTGTGCAAGTAGTCCAGTAAGAGCTGCACCCGCAGCAGGATCAGCGTTAACATCAGCGTGAACAAATGATGCTAACGGATCAAACACAATCAGCTTTAAATTAGCCATTTGCTTTATTTGTTCGTAAAGTTTATCAAACTCATCACTGGTCCTGTAGCCCTCATGTGTTTCTTGCATAATAGGAAATACACCACCGACATTAGGTAAGCTTACAATTCTCAACTCATGTTCAAAACTATTTCTGTGATTGTCTATGTCAAGTCTTTCAACTCTTCGGTGCATTTCATCTTCGTCATCTTCAGCAGTGAATATAATTGTGTTGCCATATTCATTAATCAAACCACCGAAAGCAGTAGACATGGACTGACCGCTTGATACTTTCATTGCCAGGTCTAAAGTCATCATACCTTTACCAGCATCACCAGCCGCTGAAAATATAATAGGAACACCAAGTGGTAATGTTTCACCTATCAAAAACTTTTGCTCTGGTGCTTGTCCGACAAATCTATTTACAAGTAAAGACTCATCTAAAAGGTTAATATTCTTTTTAATTTGCTTAATATTTGTATTAAGAAACTCGTTAATATTGAATTGTTCGGCTATGGCATCAACTACATCCCATCGCTCTGGCTTACCTCTTGGCGGTGTAAGCATAGTAACTGACTTAGCATTTGCATTCATAGCTAAGTCCTGAACAAGTTCAGCTACCTTTTTACCCGCTGAGTCATTGTCTGGCCATATAATTAGTTCTTTGTCTTGTAATGGCGAAAAGTCAAATAAGTTTGCTGATTTTCTTGAAAGCATACCCGCACCACCCATAGTGCAAGTCGCAGTATATCCCAAGTCATTTAGTGCATCAGCACACTTTTCGCCCTCAACCCAAATAATTTTATCTGAAGCAAGAATGTTCGGTATGTTATACAGGGGCCGAACATCAGGCATTCTTGGATATGTGCTTTGACCAGTAAACTGTCTAAATTCTTTTTTAGGTTTACCATGTCCATCTAATACAGGATTACCTTCTTGATCAACAGTATTGTATCTGCGAACAAGACATAATATCTCGCCATGTGCGTTTAAATATCTATGTTCGCTATCGTAAGGCGTGTTGATATTTATTTGTTCTTTTAATTCTGTGTTGATTACTGGCTGCAAACTTTCATCAACTGGTCTTGTGTCCGATACATAGTCCTCAAAATATTCTTTTATCTCTGAAAGTTTCATCCCCCTACCTTCCATCATAATCTTAACAATGCCACCAACACCATCAGATCCGTTAAAATCTTGACCTTTCATAAAATATGGGGACCTTGGATTAATGTCTATTTTAAGAGACTTACCTGGCTCTCCATGTAATGATCCAATAGTAAATAGATTACCTCTCATAACACCATTAGGATAAGTGTCTCTTAATATATCTATTTGCTTTTGAGCAGGCACTCTTTCACTAATTAAATCTACTAGTTCTCTACTAGACATAGGCTGTTTTTTATTGCCAAAATTTACTATGTTCATTACCATCTCCCTTGATGGTGGCACCTTGCTACCTTCCGTGCCGCCATCAACTTGCACCCCAACAAGTTTCTGTAAACTGACAAAACCTACAATCAAAGATGTCTTTGTTGAACGCAATCCTAGGTAGCATTACATTTTGCTCAACCGCTTTGAGTATATCAACTGCCTTATCACTAGCGTATTGAGCAAGCTCTTGATTGAACGGCACCAGTTCATAATATATTTCACTTGTATTTTTATTTATAACTGTGAACAAACACGGATTATCAGTTAGTTCCATGTAAGCTTGATATAAAGCCACTTGAACTTCATAAGTATGATTAGCCTTTATACCTTTCATCTTAAAATCTCTAAACTTTTTTTCGTTTGCGGTTTTACATTCCCATAACATAGGATATTTAACGTCAAGTGGCCCACTACAAATCACGCCATCTATATGACCTTTTATCTTTTCTTCTGCTATTGCAAAGCCGTATTGTTTGCCATTAGAATCCATTGTTCGCAAATCAAAACCAGCGTTTCTAATCCAACCAGCCATACTATCTTCAAGTTCATGACCAAACTGAAATATACGATAAGTTCTTGCATCAAAATCTTTTCCAGGATCTGGCTTAGTGCCCAAAAACATATACTGAATCTTTCTGGAGCATTTATCGCCTAAGACAGAGCTGCCTAAATAATCTCGTTTAGGTTGCTTTTTATTACTTTCGACAAACTTTCTGTCAATGACATCCTCAAAAAGGGATGTCATCTTCTGTAATGGTGTCTTCTCGCTCTTCATAGTCGCCGACATATTTAAGAAGTAACCCATTGAGCTTTTGTCTGTCATGTTTGTCATCTTGATCTACCTTCATTGAAAATTGTATTATAAGTATTGCTGCTAGTATTTCATCTTCTGTTATCTCATTTAGTTTTTTATTCCAACCAAATATATTAAATAATTTACCTAAGTTTGTTAGTGCATCGTCTCCGATCTTGGGCTTATCCATCTACCTTCTCCTACTAATTGTTCGTTACTAAAATGTCCCTGCAGCACTTCATGACCCTCAAAGAAAGCAGAAAAGCTCAAGAACAAAACCATATTTTTGTTTTTACTTATTATATCAAACAAAGTATCACCTATTTTATCGCTGATTTGATCAGGTGATTGTGCAAAAGAAAATGGTAAATACAAACCACCCTCTTTTGTCTTCTCTACACCAGCAGAATTTTCTTCCTGCATTGTGTATTTAATTAACATTCTTGCCATCTTTTGCCTCAATTGCTAATGCCGCATATCCAATAATATCAATCATATTATCATCGACCTTTGGATTTTGACTGTTTCTGATTTGCTTAATACCAATCATAGCTCTATATACATCATGAATATCAAGCGGTTCTTTTAACTTTTTTCTTAATAATATATTCCATATTTGAGCTATATATGTATGCGTTTCTGTAGCATCACCATGTGCTTTTGCTCTAGGTCCGTTTATAATTAAGTCAACTTTTTTTAACGCTTCACTACGCTGCATTATTATCTCCTTCGTAATAACTTAAAATTTTGTCATCAATTTCTTTTTTATTCCACAAATAATTTAACCAACAAGCAGCTTTGTACTTATTCCAACTAAAATCCATAGGTCTAATAAAGACATTATGTCGTGCTAGAGCATCTTTTTGTTTAAATGTTACCGCTTGATTTAGCCATCTTTTACCTTTCCTGGCACCATCACTATCCTCAATGCCTCTTAGAAAGTCGTCAGCGGCTGCAATTGCTTGTTCCTTTGTGCCAACACTAATGATTCGTAACCTACCTCTATCACGCTTTACAACGCATACAGATATATTATCTAAGTGTGCGACCAGGCCAAAACCATTAAATCCACTTGCCATCATACATCTACCATTCTCAAAAAGATCTAACCATCTAAATGGAGATCTGTCTATTAAATCTACCTCTGTCATAGTAAAGTTTTCAAGTGCTTCTTTATTATCAGCACCAAACTCATGGCCACAAATAGGACACTCACGACTTGATAATGGTATTTCTGATTGACACTCTGGACATACTTTTAGCGGTGTTGCTCCTTGTTTTGTTTGTTGATCTCCGTCTAAATCAACGCCCTCATCTAAAGAGCCGTGTGTCAAAACACTGGTGCCAAAATCTAGCACAACACAATCTTTCTTAATAAGTCCTGGATATTCTTCTTGGCTAATTGTTCGCAATCCACGACCAATCATTTGCACCATCGTAGATTTGTATGAGCATGGTCTTGTCAATACAATGCAACTTATTGGTGGTGCATCAAAACCCTCGGTAAGGACTGCTACATTAACAACAACCTGAACATCTCCACGCTCTAAATCTTTAAGTATTTGCATTCTTTCTTGTGATGGTGTGTCGCCAGTAACTATTTCAGCTCTTATATTGGCTCTTCTAAACTCATCACACACATCTTGTGCATGAACTATAGTGCTACAAAAAACTACAGTTTTTCTATGACCAGCTTTATCTTGCCACTCCTCAACAATTCTTTTGTTGATAGCTCTTTTATTCATAATTCTTTCGACTTCTGACATATCGAAGTCTGTTACTGTTTTGCGAACATTCGCTAAATCTTTTTGTACGCCTACATCAATGACAAATGTTTTTGGCGGCACCAAAAATCCCTCTCTAATCAAAGTGCTAATCTCAATCTGATGTGAGCAATTAGTAAATACTTTGTTTAAACCTTTTCTATCTCCACGATTAGGTGTTGCAGTAAAACCCACGATCTCTACAGAATTGTTCGCTTGTCTGACCTTATCAATGATACGCATATAAGTATCAGCTACTGCATGATGACTTTCATCAACCACAACTAAATCAAAGTGGTTGATGTTATTTAGATTGTTCTCTCTTGATAATGTCTGCACCATGCTAAAAATGATATTACCTGACCAGTCTTTTTCTGATCCATCTACAATACTAGTTGTAATGTTAGGATTAACCTTAGAAAACTTAGTTCTATTCTGTCTTACTAATTCATCTCTATGTTGCAGAATAAGAACCTTGTTACCTATCTTGAATCTTTTGCCTACTAAGGCCGATAACATAATTGTTTTGCCTGCCCCTGTGGGTGCAACTACAATTGTGTTCTTATGTTTGTCTAAAGCAGTCGAGGCATCGTCTACTGCTATCTTTTGGTATTGTCTTAAAATCATGTTTGCTTCCTAGTTTAATGGGTAGCTTTGCGGTATCGGTGCTACCCAAACCGACTCTAGCAGACTAAGAAGGAGTCTTACCGCTAGAACCTAGAACCACTTAGTTGTTTTGAGCCCAGGGTGCAGGCTTAAAACCACCCCCTTGAGGTGGTGTGCCACCCCCTTGCGGAGTTGTTGGTGGTGTATTACTTCCGCCGTTACCAATATAACCATTTTCGCCAACACATAATGTGCCAACTAATTTATTCTTATCTTGATAACCATTGGTGCCTTTTTCAATACCAATCTTAGCACAAAACTCCATGCCATCCATGACCTCAAGACCGCTGATATTTCTAATCTTCATGGCCTCTGGCGAGATGTCGGACTTTGATAAACCCTTGGCACTATCAACAATATCCTTAATAGTTTGCAAGCCAATCTCTTTGGTATAAAAAACTCCAGTATCTGGATTTACTTTACCACCATCAAGCATAATATTTTGCCAAAACTTACGTCTTTCAAATTGACCAGCACAAACTGTAAATTCGCACTCGATCCATTTAGTTCTGCCATTAGTTTTAAACATTGGCTCTTGCGAGTATTCAGTTAGAACCTCACCACCTCTTTTAAGATTTACAATAACACGAGCTACTGTTCCTGCTGGAATAAGCTCAAAATCACCCCCACCGCCACTTGACGATACATTACTAAAATCAATCATTTATTTACTCCCTTCGCTAGAATTAGGTGATGCAAACTCTAATTTTTTAGATACATCACGACCACTGATTTTTGTTAATAATTTGCCTAAATGAGGTTCTTCAAGAATCTCAAGTTGACCTGACCTATCCTTTGCAGGATAACCCCACTGATTTAGTGTTTGACAAACAAATGCCCTATATGGCGGATGCTCGTCACCACCTGGCATGACTGCCATAGTAATAACTTCGTCAACAATGCCAGGTAGTTCACGGCCAGTCTTTGAACCCTCAATCTGAAGTTCATAATTGACCCTACCATACTCGTCTACTTTCTCATCGAGAATGCCAACAAAGATTACATTCTTAGATCTGATATGCTGAAGTTGCGTTAACCAACCCATCATCTCACGACCTTGCATACCATAGACCGCTCTTGTGTCTACTTTACCAGTTCTATCCGATTTATTATCTGGATGACCATAGCAATGCTGAAAACAAAGTCTGCCTGCAACTGTAATACTATCAACAAAAATAGAATCATATTTCTTCATGATTTCCATTTGATCTCCATACATTTGTGACACTCTTTGAAACTCAATATTACTATAAGGTTGATCTGGTGTTAATGCTGGATTAGGACCGCCAAGAAAACAAGCAAAATCTCTGCACTCTTCCCAAGTTTTAGGTCTGATTACATCAATAGGCCAGTTTTCAATGGCAGCATCTCCTGCCTCTAAGTCCATAAATAATGTTGTATCTGGATCAAGAGTGCGAGCAAGAGTTGTCTTACCCACACCACTTGAACCACAAATAACAATTTTATGACCACGTTTTTCTTTTAATCGCTCTTCGGCTGAAATAATTTTTAAAGCCATTTAACCCTCCGTAATATCAATAGATGTGCTCATTAGCTGAACAGTTCTATGCTTTTGCAACTTATCTTTGATTGCAGGCGGAGCACTATTGTACTTTCGCTCATCAACACCATAAGTAATCTTAGCATAGTGCTTGGCATCATCTTCTGATAGATCGTTCATAAATGTTTGAACTAGTCCATCTTGATCCCAAGTAACTTTTTGCCTTAGAGAAACTTTTACTTTGAAACCACCCTCGTTTAGGGTTGTTGATCCATAGTCTTTGTTCTCGTTGTTTAACTTTTCTCTGGCATAATTACCAAATCTAAGCTCAAGCTGTTTATTCATATCAGCTTGTTTGTTTTTGATATGCTCTAATTGCTGCTTCAAATCCTCTCGATATCTGAAGACATCAGCAATGGGCATAGTTTGAAAATCTAAGTCCATAATAACTCCTTCTTTTTAAATTAAGCACTAGATACCTACAAAATAGGCATACATAACCTGAATGTCAACAATATTTATTATTTTTTTTTATCTTGACATTTTTTTAACTATAATTACATACTTTAAATAGTTTTAGTTATTTTTACATACGGAGGATAAATTGAGTAAATTTTTTAGAAAACCAAAAATACGAAAGCACTTGGTTGAAAAGCCAATAGAAACCTGGTCATCCATTTCTAGGAGGATTCTAGAAGAAGCTGAAAATGGTGTGATTACCATATCTGAAGCTCATCAAAAATTGCATAATAATTTTGAGCATAAATTTGCAGATCCAGATGGTAATTATATGGAACCCATATATGAACTTGAAGAATTAGAGGAAAAAAATAAATTTAAATCTCTAAATGTTCATGGGAATGTTTATGCAGATTTTGTTAAAATTGCAAAAGAAGATAACAGATCAATCGCATCTACTGTTGCATTAATGACTAAGGATTATCGTTATGCGAGAAGAGAAAAGCGTGAGGTCAATAAGCAATTAGAAGAATTGCGTAATTTAGAAATGAAAAAAGTATTTGGAGAAGATAAATGAGAGATGATAGTCAATCAGGACCTAAAGAATTAAGTCACGTTGTAACTTGTTACAATTGTCAAAGAGAAGCTAGGCCTCAAACTAAAACTTTTTATGGCACTAAACCTAATGAGAGATATACTGGAAATTTGCCAGTGAAAAAAGAAGTGCCAAGAAAAGGGTCAGACGATAAAATCTATTACGAAACGGAGTGTTTTACTCATAAGTTCGTTATGAAATTTGGTAACTTTTGTTCAGTTAAGTGTGGGCTCATTTGGGCTAATAATGAAATAGAAAAAAGAAGGAACTATAGAAATGGTCCTGGCAGTTCTTTAAATAAAGAAAATATGTCAAGACTAGAGATTATGAAACGTGAGTTAGAAAAAAAATTTAATAAAGGAAATGATAAAAATAAGCGTTAATTAACTTTTGTTTTTATAGGAGAGATGAATGTCTATACCATGTATAGCTTTCATCATCTTCTTTTTTAATTTAAATTCTGGTGTAAGTATGCCTTTTGCATCTTCAACAACCAGTTTTGAAAGTCCATCTTCTTCTTCAAGTAAATATCTAAAATCTGCTATATAATCACAAATTTTAACATCATTAATACTTAGTTCATATTTAATTTGTCGCTCTAATTGCGTAACAATACCAGCTCTTTCCATAGCTTTGAGTTGACCCCAACGCTCTGCTTCCCATCTACTATCAAACTTTAGCCCCATAGCTATAGTTTTTTTTGCAAAATACTTATTGTTGCTTGTTCTGTTTTTTTTGGGTATAAATGGGTATTTATGAGTCATGGAGGTAGTATAATGACAGATACATCAAAATTCAAGTCAATAGGTGTTGATATAGAAACTTACAACAAACTAAAAATAATTTGTGATCAAGAAAGAAGAAACATACGCTTGCAGGTAGGTTTGTTAGTAGACAAAGAATGTGAAAGACTTGGTATTAATAATAATAAAGTATTAGGTTTAGGTGGACTCAATCGCTCTCATTCTTGAAATGAGACGATTTGCTCTATTTGTGACTTGCTTATGCCACCTGGAATCTTCCATTTGAACTGCACACTCATTCCAATCTTTGTTCGCTATTGCAGCACGAAACTTTTTAAAACCACTTAATCTGGGCCTGCCCATATTAAACATCATATTCGCACAGATTTTTTGTACTTCATCTGGTAAATCATCAAAGTTTTCAAACAATTCTTTGCACTCTGATATTGTTACTTCAATATCTTTTGCAAATAGCTCATTAACTCTTTCCTCAGATACTTCTGTGCCTACAGGTTTTCCATGTTCCTCATCCCACTCAGTTATGAGGTGGCCAATTCCTAGCGTAGGTAGGTTGAGGTGGTCGAGGTACACGGACATTACTTTGCCCTCATCAGTTGCTATTTCTTCTCTTAACTCGTCTATGTTCATCTATTAAATATTTCTCCAAATTGTTCTATGTTTGCTGATAATGGTGATTGAGGCTTACGTCTAGCTGCTATCGCTTGATCTGTTGGATTTAAACCTAATGCAGCACCAACGCCTGGACTTGTTACATCTATATTTCCTATCGCACTGACATTAGAGGCGGGTGAAACATTAAAAGAACCTATACCTGTATTAATTGGTCTCGGTTTCAAACTTGGATCTTCTGGACCCACTGCTTGAGCTAATGCTTGTCTACCAACTCTTGCTACGTTATCTAAAGTAGTTAAAGCACCTTCAACTTTATTGGCTGCGTTTTCTACTGTTGATGCAACTCTGTCATTTACTGCTTCACCATTTGCGTCATTTCTACGCAAGTTTTTTTGCATATTTACATATCTTCTAGCAACCTCTGGATCACTTCCAATTTTATTAAATATTTTAAATTTAATTATATCTCTATATTTGTTTATAGGGTTTGAAGTATAAGCCGCTGCAGCAACATTACCCTCACGACCTATGTCATTTAAAAAATCTAAGTCTTTTGCAAATTCTCTTAATGCTGTAACAGAGTCATCTCCTAAAATTGTTCGCAATACGTTATCATCAAAACTATCTAGATGTTTTAATAATTGTGATGCTGCTGCTTTACTACTAAACACATCTCCATCTACACGAGATAAAATATCTTCAACAACGAAAGTTCTAATATCTTCTAGAGCTTTAGGATCTTTCTCAAAAAACTTCATAAACTTTTTAGCTTCATTTAATGATATTCTTTTTGGTGTAGCTAAAATTTGAACTGCGTCTATCGGATCTAATGTCCCTTCGTTAAATTTTTTAATTATTGTAACTTCTTGTGCTTTAGCAAAAGCTTCTTTTGCTTCTGCTACGTCTTTTAAAGCCTGCACTAAAGGTTTATTTTGATCGGTAGATCTTCTAACAATTTGTTCTATTATCTCATTATCTAATTTGTCAGTTCCAGATCGAGCTATTATTTCGCCTAATTTTTTTACTTCATCCCACTGGTCACCAAAAAGCTGTTTGCCAGTATCTCCTAGTTTTTGAATATGATTGTTAAAAGCAGAACCACTAAACTTGCCGCTTGTTAACTCACCAAATTCATTTAAACCAGTTTTTTGCAATCCTTTTTCTAAGTAAGTTCTACTTAACTCACCTCTCAACAACTCTGCTTCTTGATCTCCCAATGCCTTAAATAATTGTTTTAATCTTTCAGGACTATCTTGCTTTATTACTCTTTCAAAAAATCTGTCTATTTCAAATTTTCTTTTTTCTGTGTTTTTACCAAAATTTCTTAATGATCGTATAACTCCAAAAGTATCCAAATCTTCAAACATTTGACGTTGGGCTTTATAACGTGTCATTACAGTTTTTCTTAGTTCAGATGCTTCTTGTAAAGCATCTCTCTGTGCTTTAGTTAAATTTTTCAAAGCAGTTAAGTCAGATAAGTTGGTTCCTTCAACTAAATCGTCTAAATCTCCTATAAATTTATTTATTTCAGGACCTAATTCTCTTTGAAACAAAGCACTTTCTCTATAAAGAGCATCGTTAAATTGTTTTCTTAATAATACAACTTGTCTAAAACTAGCGTGTTCGCCTAACTCTCTAAAAGCTTGAAGTGCTTGTTGCATCGATGGGCCCGCAGTTTGTAAACCACCAGCCTGCTCTATTAAAGTTTCGAATTGTTGTTTTAAAGGACCTGTTGGAATAACTTGTGCTACTTGTGCATTACCTCTACCTTTTATGTTTACACTTTGTAATATTTTATCTATTTCAGCAAAATCTTTAGCTATATCTTTTTCAAAACCTTGAAAAGCATTATCTATGGATTTTAATATTTGCTCGTTAATAGTTGCATCATTTTTTGTAGCTTTTTGTATATAGTTAATACTATCGCTTACTGCTTTCATTGCAGAATCTGATGCTGCTTGTTGAGTTTTTTTGAGTTGATTAAATTGATTTTTTGATAAATTTTCAAATCCTTCTGTTGCTGCGGCTGCTGAACCTCTAGTGTGGTCTCTTCTTAATTCAGCCGATTTTTTTAAAGCCGCTTCAATATTTCTTTCAATTCTTGTTGAATCTCTCATTACATTTTCAGCAAATTTTTGTTGATAAGCAACCATACCAGGAGCACCTAACCTTTCGGCACTTGGTAAAAATCCCTCATCAAGCAATCTATCTGCACGGGCTAAATTGTCATCTTTTACTGTTTGTAGTTTGCCTGCTCGATCAGCTATTTTTCTTGTTCCACCAATTACAGCACGCCCTGCTCTAAACACAATACCACCAGCTAATTCAAATCCACCAGCTAATGCAGCCTCTGTTAATACATCGTCTAAAACTTCTGATGCTGTTTGTTTTTGCACACCTAATAAGCTTTCAACACCCTCTTCTAAACTTTGTCCTATAGCAGCACCAGCCGCCGCACCAGCAGCACTTGTAAAAAATCCAGGTAATCCAATAATTGCACCACTGATAGCACCAACTGTTTCAGGTACAAATCCAGTTAAGTCAGCTATATCTCCAAAAGAAAAACCCTCATCTTCAATAACTAAATTTTTATTATCTTTTGGTTCAATGCCTCTAAGCCTCTGTCCAGCGGGTGTTAAAGCTAATCTTCCAGCACTATCTTTTGTATAACCACCCATGCCAACAAGATTGATTAAAATTGCCTCTTGATCTTTGGCAGTTTCACCAAATGACAATAGTGATCTAAGACCAGAATCAGCACCAGTTTCATAATCAAAATTTTCGTCTTTTTTTGTGCCCTGATTTATTAAATCTTTAAAATCAGTTTGTTTAGTTAATGTGTTATATTGAACTAATTTTAATAAATTATCGACATCTTGATCGTTATTTTCTAAAGCTTGGAACGCAGCGAGACGTTCTTCTGGTTTATCGAATACGTTGGTTTTCAAAGCGTCAAAAAGAGTCAATCTTTCTTCTGGAGTCATATTGCATACCTACGCAGTTGTTCCAAGAAATTTAGATTCATATTCTTGTAGTTTTTTTTGTTGTTCTTCATTTAAGCCGCCACCAAAATTTAATTTTATTTTTTTATTTTGTAAACTGTTAAATCTATCAACACCTTGTTTAAGTTGTTGCTCTCTATTATTAATAATATCTTTAAATACTCTTTGAACAGCGGCTTTTAAATCTTCAGGATTTTGAATGAATTTTAGATCACCAACTATTTGTGCAACTCTTTGTCTATCAGCATCTGATATAGTTTTACCTGTTTCTCCAAGTATCTGTGGTGCATACTTTGCTTGTATTCTATTAAGCAACAATCTAATTTTTCCAGTGCTAGTTTGTTCATCTTTAAAGTTAACACCAAAAGCAGCACCTAAATTAGTTAAATAATCTCCAGTTTGTCTAAAAACATTAACACCCTCGTTATTTATTTCATTTATTAATTCTGCAAACTCTGCTTTTCCATTATCAATATCTTTTCTCATTTGTCTAAACCCTGTTTCAACGGCATCAGCATCTCCAAGAAAAGCAGGTTTGTTCGCTGCACCAGGACCTGTATAATTTCTATCAGGAAACTGTACAGGAACTTTAAATATTCCTTCAGCACCTTCAAATAAAGGTAGTTCACCTTTAGAAGACATGTACTTTTTGCCAAGTTCAGGTGTTTTTAATGCAGCAGTTAACACAGCTTGATATCGTGATTCAGGTATGATTTCAAAATTGTCACTAAATTGTTTATTTTCTATTAGTGCATTTAATTCAAATGAGTTAAGCGGAACAGTTTCAACTTTATCGATATTTTCTGCAAGACCTTTAAGACCGCCTTTGCCTTTTGCCACAATAGTATAATTTTTTCTGTCTCTTGCAGCAGCCTCATCTTCTCTTTTCCTACTAAAAGCAAACTGTCCAGCTTTTGCACGAATAGATTTTGCTTCACTTACTGCTTTACTGAACTCAGGTAAAGCTGCTTCACCAGCTTCACCAACAGAACCAAGTATGTTACTAATGTTAAATCCTTTACCCGCTCTATTTTGCATTAAAGCTAAACCAAAAGACATCAAAGCTTGTTTTGTATCAGGCTCACCTGATATGTCTAATCCCGTAACTTTTCCAAATTCTTTTATATAATCATCATATTCTTGCACATCTACACCAGGTCTAACATTATCTAATATACTGGATAATGAAGATACAACAGCCTTTTTTGCTGGCGTGTCAGCACCTTTTATTACTTTATCAGTAGCTCCAGTTGAAGTGGCTAAATCTGAATCAAAATCATCATCATCTTTTTTGTTAGACTCTTTGTCTGTGGTTTCGCTAACTGTTGGCTTTGCTTGATTAATGATGTCTGTTAAAGCTTTTTGACCTTCTGATGTAAAAATGTCCATACCAGGAACGTCTTCCATTTTTAATGCACCTGTTTGTCCTGGTGCTGTTCCAGGCAAAAGAGGAGTGCCGACTGATGGTAAGTCTAATTCTAAACCACCTGTTTCTGTAGCAAATTGTGTGCCTCTTCTTAGCCTCTCGTCATCGCTTTCTTGACCTGCAAATTGACTTATCCCTTTAAAAAATCCTGGAATGTTTGAAACAATATCAGCACCAACTTTTAAAGGCCTTGCCATATCTCTTTTTAAAGCATCAAACTTAGTGCCTCTTGTAGCAAATTCACCAAATCTTGGGTCTCCTTTAACACCAAAAAATTCATCATCTGTAAAGGCTCTAACATTTTCACCAATTAACTGACCTAAACCTTTACGTCTATCAGGGCCAATCAATCTTTCTAACAAAGAAGGATCGATGCTCATTATTCCTTGATTTCTTGGTGCCATGTTATGCGTTCCTACCTCTTTGCCCAGCACTAAAAGGTGCTATTTGTGATAATGTAGTATAAGCACCTATCCCTTGTAAAAATGGGTTAGCAGCGGGTTGTGTGGCTTGTGTAAATGTTGAAGGAATGCTTGAACTGGGCATACCTTGCAACAAATTTTGACCTATTTGCAATCTAGTAAAAGGTTCTTGTGCTTGTTGCATTAAATTAGCTCTTTTTGCATCTAGTTCTGCTTGTTGTTGTCTTTGTCTTAACGCACCTAATTGTGTCAATTGAGATATGTCTGCTTGACCTAATGCTTGCTGTAATCGACCTATATCGCTTGTTGTTCCTGCTAAAGTACCAAATGCCTGACCAAGGCCACCTGATAATCTTCCTGCTTCTTGTGAAGCCTTAAGTGCCTGACCAAATCCACTTGATAGAAGTTTTGATAAAGTATCTGCTTTAACCTGTTGCAGGCCTCTTTCTGTCTCAGCTCTTTGTACACCTTGTCTTGAGCCACCAAAAGCACCAGCTCTGATTGCTTGAGCGTCTTCACCAGCTCTACGCATAGCTGCTTGACGATCAAGCTCACCCATAGCAACGTCAATAACTTGTTGTTGGAAAGGATTTTGAAATTTTTGTATTGAATCTGGTTGTAAAAAACCAAGACCACTTGTTAAAGCTTGTTGTGCTGCTAATGTTTGATCTGTTGCCCCTTGTAAGAAAGGTTTAGCAGTGCCAACCAATTGTTCGCCAAGTTGTGCAGCTTTTGTAGTCAGAGGATCAGCACCAGCTACCTGAAATCCAGGTAAATCTAGAGCTTTATCTAGCAAGCCAGGCGTTTTTTGCTTTTCTCCATCAAAAGTTCCAAAACCAGTTTGCAACAATCTTTTTTGCAAACCCTCTAAAAAAGGAGGTAATCTTTGTATATTTTGATAAGTGACTGTTTGACTCATTACGCCCTCGCCTCTAGTTTATCCATCATTTCATAGGCTCTTTGTATGCCCTTTCTTTGGTTGCCATCACCAAGACCTTTAACCGCATCTTTAGTTAATACAAACTCACCAGCCATCAACATAGCAGGAACATCGTCTTTTGTACCAGAACCCTCTGATGGATCTATGCCACCATTTCGTCTTGGAAAACTCATAGGACCGCCATCCGCTGCAAATTTAATACCACCTAATTGACCTCCTGGGCCACCAAACCCAAATGGTCTTTGCTCAAACTCACGAGCCTCTTCTTCGTCATCATCTCCAGCAAGCAATTGTGCTATCAAACCAGCAGTTAAACCCTCACCAACTCTAGTGTTTAACAATCTAGCTAACAAATTATCATCACTTACACCAGCCGCTTGTAAAAGTTCTCCACTAAATGTCCTTGGTGCAACACCTTGAATTTGTTGACTTACATTTTCAATGGGTGGTTTAGATACATTTGGCGAAGAACCTGAAAACGCACCTGTGCCTTCTCTACGAGCTATAGGATCTGTAAGTCTATTGTCTGCTATGCGTTGAGCATCTGGACTAATATTTTCTGCACCAGTAAACTTATCTATTGCCATACCACCTAAACCTGCTAAAAGAGCATTTCTCACAGCATCTTTATTTCTACCGCCCATTAATTTTGATGTTGCAGCACCAGTTAATGCTCTTGTTAGAAATGGATTGAGTGCTGTTTGTGTGCCAAATAATTTTCCTAATCCAAGACCTATTTGAGGTCCTGCAAAAGCACTTATTGCAATTGGTGCTAATTTTTTTAATAACTTACCTAAACTCATATTGTTACCTTATCTTATTTTAACAAATTCGTCTATATACCTTTTAAATTCTTGACAATGCACTTGTCGTTACTCTTGTTTTAGATAATTCTTGTATACTAGCTATAACATGAAGTCTGTTAGCAGTTGCGGCCTGTACTTTCAATACTTCTCCACTCTGTAATATCAGATCTTTTGTAAGTAATTCAACAGTTGTGTTAGCTCCTACGGCTTTAACTTTAAATAAACTAAATGTACTACTGCCACTTACAAGCGTGACTGTTATTGTATCTGCATTGCCACTATCTTCTGATACTAATATAGAGTTTACAACAGCCGCATTGAAATCGGCATCACTAGGAACTGTAAACAAAACTGTATCATTTGTTGTAGTTAAATCTACTTTTGCATTTGTAATACCTTGAATATATTGAGGAATACTGGTTATAAGCATTAGCGTCTACCATCCTCTCTCACATCAACTCTTGGTGTGCCCAATTTATATTTTGTTCCTAATGATGTGGAATCTATCCTTAGAGCAAAAGACCTTCCTCGTAAACGATAATCTAATTTTTGTGTAAATTGCTCAACAGGCGTTGTTGCAGATCTTTGTGTTGTGTTCTGTGTAGTTTGATTAAAATCAGCACCAGGATTATTTCTTGATTTCATAGTAAATGATACATCAGGATTAACACTTGTAGATCCATTAAATGTTATATCAGGTATCACTTGCTTTAAAGATACAAACTTATCGCCATCTCCTATATCGATAGCTGATGATTCAATAAACGATGTCATAGCAGATCCGTCATCATCAAAGCCAACTTCATGATTATAAAGATATTGATTACCTGTTGCTTGTGGTAAATTTCTAATGCCTCTATCTAGCCACGCTTGTCTTTCAAGTGTGCCATAATACCAAAGTTTTTCTAAATAATTATATGCAACATACTTATCTATTTCAGTTCCAGCAGATGATGGATAGAACCACAATATTTCACTAAATTCAGAGTTTAGACCAACATGAACTTTATCACGCTCTGCAAAATTAAAATCTAAAAATACTTTATCTTTAACAGTACATGGTAATTGAATTGTTTGTCCACCACCATAGGCATAAAAAGTATCAACGCCCATCCAATATACTGCATCTTCAACTGCTATTGCAGAAAAAGGACTCATGATAGTTATGTTCTTTGACAGTTCTTGCAAACCAAACGTAAATGGTGGACCTATAAACTTCATGGCGTGTAGTGTTTTATTAGTGAAGACCAGTATCTGTTGTTTTGTTTCAACAGCTTGTACGAAGGTAGATCCACCACCTAACCTTAAGTCACCTGCCGTATTTGTAGCAGTCGGAAAAAAATCTACTGGATTTTCTTGTGATGAAAAACGTATTAACAAAGGATCTTGCACGCCATCACCTCTTTTAGTCGCCTCTTGGTCAGCATTTGACGCAGTGGGTGCTTGACCTAATCCATCACAACCAAACACAATTACATGTCGATCTTGGTCTGATACAAGAACTTGTTTAGCAACTCTAGGAACACTAGTTTCTCCAGAATATGTATCCGTAGCACTAAGCTCTTTTGCTCTACCATTTTCTCCAAGACCTAAAGTTTTGTCCCAATAAAATATACCACCATCTCTTGGATTTAATATAAGATCCTCACCAAAATTATCATGTGACCACAACCTTATCTGTGCTCCAGGAATAGTAACACTTGCTGCATTACCCCATCCAACAAAATCTTTAAGATTTTTACCGTCAACAAGCTCATTACCAACTGCTAACCTAACAAGAGTACCGTCTGCATGAGCCGAGGCAACTGAAAAAGAATTAGAATCTTGAGTGCTACTTGCATCTCCTGTAAAAGGTGTTGAGTTTGCATGTAATCCACTATGTCCTCTTACTACCGTTAAATTATTACCTACAACACCAGAAACAAATAATAATTCTTTTTCTATTAAAATAACATCACCAGTAGATATTCCAGTTCCACTTGTAACCGTTAAGGTTGTATCAGAAATAGAATACTCTAAACCTTCATTTATTGTTGTTGCTAAAGCATCAGATGTTGTACCACTCCATTGTCCAGCACCCCAACCAGTTCCACCAACTGTATTATCTAATCCAACATTTATTTGAAATTTTAAAGTAACACTTCCTGAACTTTTTGCTGCACCAGTTGTAGCAGAACTTGCAGTAGTACCAACATTTATTCTAAATTGATTAGAACTTACAAGCTCTGTTATTTGATGTTCTGCATTTAAAACTGAAGCTGCTATTCCACCAACAGACGCATCTGCATTAGATATCGTAACGAAATCGTTAACATTTGCACCGTGTGCAGTTACGTTTACAAGAACTGTTTGAAAAGTACTATCAGAAGAATCTGACACTGTGTTAGTAGTAAAAGTAACATTAGTTTCTACTGTTGATCTTATTGGTGTTATATCATTAAATGTTTGACCCTCTTCAATATAATATTTAAGGTGTGTGCCTACACCCATGAAATCAGAGCCATCAAGAGCCACCCAATTATGCAATCTCCTAGCACTACCTAAATATTGGTTATCACTATATTTTTCCCAACCACCAAACTTTTCTGGAAAACCAAACCTAAATCTTACTTTATCGCCATCTACAAAACCACCTTCAGCACTGTAAGACGTTATATCAGATACAATACCAGGTTTAAATTTTAAAGCTTTCATAGGCATTATAAAGCACTCGTAGATAAAGTTCCTGAATAAGCAGTGGCGTTTAATGAACCACTACCATCACTAACAGGTTTTAAAGCAAAAGGTTGTCCACTTTCATTACTACCAGATATTGTACCAGTTAAACTAAAAGAACCATCTGTTGAATCTCTGTTCGCAGTACTTGTAGCACCAGCAGATACTGTTGCACTAAACGGATCACTGCCAGATAACACACATGATATTGCTAAATTGTTCGTAAATATAAATCGTCTACCTGCTGTTGGACCTGTAACACTGACGTTTTTAATTTGATTAAAAGCTCCACGACCACCTATAATTGCAACTACTGCTTTACCTGTAGCAGAGTCTATAAATATTTCAATATCAAAACTACCTGTATTACCATTATTCACACCAACTAAAGCATCATTCCATTTCATAAAACGATATGTGGCACCTGCATGTAGATGAGTTGTATTTGTACTTGGTCGTTTTGAAGTGCCACCATCAAATGTGCTTGTGCCACCTGTTCCACCTGAAGTTGATGGACCAGAAATGCGACCACTTATAGGCGTTCCATCTTCTAAAAAAGCATGAGTAAAAGACATACCAAAATCTGATCTATCTATATTATCAAGTCCTACTCCACCAAAAAGAGTTGTAAAACCTGTAGTATAATATGTTTCATTTACAAGCATACCAGTGGCACTACCAGTATTTGGTTTTGTTACTGTTGTATTACCATCACCAAAACTAACACCACCACCAGATGTAGAACCACCACCAGGAGGAGTTCTAACATCACTAACTAAAGCAGTATCAAAAGTGTGTGTATCAGTCTGTACATTTACTGTAGAATTATCTGCCTCACTTATTGTGGTTGTTCCAGAGTTACTTGTTGAACTTTGTGATGATGTAAATGTTTTAAGCGTGGATTGTATGTTACCACTACCTTTGAGTTCTAGTGTTGTGCTAGAATTAGTGGTCAAGGGTGATCCACTAGAATTAATTATGTTATTACCATTTGTATCGAGTATTAGTTTTTTATGTGCAGAATTATTATCTAAACTTAAATTACCACTTATATTACCTGAAAGCTTAAAAAACTGTATTGGAAGTTTAGTCTTATCTCCAGCTTTTGTATTTAAACTACCACTTGAGCTTACTTCGGTAAATCCTACATTTGATATTAATGGTATTGACATAGATCACCTAAAATTTGATTGATTCTACAAAAGTGAATATACTTCCATTTTGATTAATTGCTATTGCAAAAGATACTGAATTACCAAGACTTACACCTTGAGAATTACTTGGATAAGCTAAAGTTAAAGTATTTGAAGAACTTGTTTTATCCACTATTATATATTGGCCTATTGCTAAACTTCCAATTGCTAAAGTTAATGTTATATTTCCACCTGATGTATCAACTTTTTGATAGATAGATTTTGCTGCAGAAGGAGTCAAAGTTCCAGAACTTGTTATCGCAGACGGAACTAAAAATGCGTTAGCATTGTAATATGTGCTCATATCTGTAACCGCCACTTGCTTCATAGTCCCAGCATCGTTAAACACGACTCTATCGGCATCAGCGACTGTAGTTGATGTCGCTGATGTTCCACCATCCATGATATTTAATTCTGCTGCCGTTGATGTAACTTTTGTTCCACCAAAAGCAAAACCGTCTAACAAATCAGTTACTTTAGCACCAGATCCTGCACCATCTGCAAAGATAAGACCTTTAGATCCATCTGGAATAGATATATTGCCCCCAGATCCTTGTGTAAAAGTCACAGTTTGACCTGAATTATTGTGCACAAAGTACATTTTGTCTTGATCATTAGGGGATATGGTAATGGTATTTGTGCCAGATGGTGATCCTCCTAGCACAAGAACTTTGTTACCACCCTCTGATAATGTACCATCGCTGGTTGTTAAAGTATGTGTTGTGCCAGATAAGGTTATGGCCCCTACACCATTAATGGCTCTGTCTAGTATATCTAGGTTGTTATTTGTAGTATTACCCCAAGTACCAGCTTGTTCACCAGCACCTATCTTTTCAACTCCTAGATTTGATGTATATGTACTTGCCATGCTTACCTCACTATTTCTGTATATGTCTCTGTGCCACTAGGCGTAATCTCTGTCCATGTTTCAGTGCCACTCGGTGTTATTTCTGTATATGTTTCTGTTGTGGCATCTGTTACAACATCTACAAACATTATATCTCCAGATGTTGTTTTTGTAAAATTTAAATCTTGAGAAGATATACCTCCAAGTATAGCGATACCATCTGCTGTCTGTGTAAACGCACTACTCATAGTTATATCAGTAAAGTTTACTATCTTTATATCTTCTGTGGTTTGTGTAAAGCTAGAGCTAACTTCTGCATTTACACTACCAGTTATAAATATACCAGCAGTTGTTTGTGTAAAGTTACCACTTAAAGATGAAACACCTACAAGTGTTCCAGATCCTATACTAGAACTTGTAGCAAGAGCGTTCATCTCTGCTGTTGCTACTTGTAATACGCCACCTACATCAGCAAGAGCAGTTTCTGCTATGGCAGCGTGACCCAACATTAGTCAGCATCCTCTATCTTGTTGCCTTCAGCTACCCATTCTTGGATTGCTTGGTAGTGTCGGTTAGCAGAGTCTAGTGGTACAAATAAAGCAGTATCATTTATTGTTGCTTTTATTGTGCTATTTGTTCCATCACTAAGTTGAACATACTTAGCGGATGTTATGTTAAATTCTTTGTTCATTTTTATAACTCCGCATCTGCTGTAAATTGAAACTGATAATAATTGCTTTGATTATTTTGAGGACTAGGGTCTGTGTTGAAATCACAACCATATGTTTTAATATTACCAAAATTTGTAAGATCTGAGCCTGAACTAGCATCACTCCCAGCGGTTTCTGTCATAGTTGGTGCTGCTCTCATTGGAGTTTTAAATGTAAAAGGGTTATCCATACCTGAGGTATTATTATATCCATAACCTCTAACTATGGTGTTCGCCTCTGTAAAATCTTGAAAATACCTTGAACACAAAATTAGTTCCTCCCCAAATGACCTCGACTCAAACGGGGTGGCTACAGAGCCTACCTCCATCTGTATTCCTGTAATATAAAACTCTCTATCTGTGCTATCAAATATTGATGTGTTGCCTGACGGAACTCTATTTGCAGTAGTAGCATTAGATGCCCAAGTGTTTGATGTATGTGTTCCACCATTATATGTAGAACCTGCATGAAGCCAAAACCCTAGATTAAAACTATTTGCAGTATCATTATCTAATACACCAGTAGTGTCGGCTGTAAATGTTTTTATAACTCTTGTCCAACTTGTAGTAACATTAAATGTTTGACTATTTAATCTTCCATTATCTGCATCTTCTAGTTCTACCAAATAAGTAGCATTTGCATTTCCTTTTACAAAAAATGAAACAGTCACTTTTTCTGCGTCAGATGTGCCTTTTTTTAATTGCTGTAAGTCTTGTCCTTCTAATAATTGTCTAAAAAAGAAAAACTCACCTGCTGCGATGGATGTATCTGCTGTTGTTACATCAATTTTTGTACTAAAACCAAAACCATTTGGAGTATCTGTTGATTGAGATAGTGTGTATCTTCCTGCTGTAGACCCAGTTAAAAATCTCCATCTATCAACTGTTTGATAAGCATTTGCATCTGCACCCAATCCTGTTACACTTGTGTTTCTTTGTGCAATTTGTTGTCCACCATTATATATGA